CCGGGGCTTTCACTTTTATGAATAGTGGAAAGAAAGTACATTGGAAAACATATGTGGATGAATACATAGAGTTCATAAATAAGTACGATATACAGCATTTTACGGAACAGTTCCGAATATATTTGTTATGATATTCAGCCAGTATTTAATCAAGTTCATTTATGCGGCACTAGATACACCGTTCTTTTATTTCTTAACACGGAACAGCGATAAACAGAACATATAAATAAAACAAAACATAGCATACAACAAAGGCAGGGAGAAATCCCTGCTATTTTTATTTAAAAAATATTTTCAAAACGTATTGACTTTCTGCTATGTCGTGTTATAATATAATCATAAAGAAGAAAACAAAAAGAGAAGGAGAACAAAGAAAATGAAGAAAGAGTTTATCAAAAACAATAATTTAACAGGAATGGTTAGAGAACTTGTAGATGGTTTAGGAATGAACAGTGTAGATGCAATTGAATATGTTTATGATATGAAAACAATGAGCAATGAAGAGTTTGCTAAAAAATATTTAAAATAATAGTTGACAAAGCGTAGAATGAATGTTATAATAAATACATAAGTTAAAGAAAACAAAAACAGAGAGGTAAGAACAATGTTTGAAGTAGGAAAGATTTATGGAGAAGATGCAGTAAAGTATGAGGTAGTTGCAAGAACAAAGAAAACAGCAACAATCGTAGAAGTTCATCATTTTGGAAAATTCAATGAGAAAAGAAAGAACGAAAAGAAAGTTAGAATTTCAGATTGGAATGGAACAGAAGCTCTTGTATTTGGAAACAGAACAGTATTAGCATAATAAATAAACAGTCATAGTGAAATGAGAACAAAACAATGAAGAATAAAGAAAAGTTTGCAGAAGAGATTTTAGATATTGCGTGTAGTGGAAATAGTATTGCAATGATAAGAGAAAGTGGACGCATAGCACCGTGTTGTAGTACACTTTGTGTCGAGTGTTTATTTAATAGCGATAAATGCAAAGAAAAAGTAAGAGAATGGGCAGAATCAGAATACATTGAACAAGCAAAAATATCAAAAAGAGACATGGCGTTTTTGGATTATCTCAGAGAAGAATACAAGTTTGTTGCAAGAAATGAAGATGGTAAGTTGTTTGCATACAGTTCAAAACCGTATAAGGATAAAAACTTTAAGTGTTGGTGTGTTTATGATTGTATTAATAATCGATTGATTCTAAATTATACTGTTGACTTCCCAATGATTAAATGGGAAGATTCTGAACCGTGGAAGATTGAGGACTTAAAGAAGTTAGAAGTTGTTGAAGAATATGAAAAATGTTTAAATTAGTTATTGACTAATATAGAACAATATGTTATTATATAATCAAGTTAAGAGAGAACAAAGAAGTTCAAGAAGGAGGAACAAAACATGAGTGAGAACAAAGGGAACAAATTAGTTGTGGACGACATTGAGGTTGTTGTAAGAGGTGTGCGAAACAAACCGTATTATGAGATTAAATACAGAGAGGTCGGCAACAATGATTATAACATCGGTTTCGGTTCGTATGATTTAAACAATGTCCTCAAGTGGAAAGAAGAAGAATTTGAGGTTGTTTCCGAGAAAGAAGAGAAAGAAACAAAGGAAGTAACAAATGAACAAATTCTGGAACATTTGAAAGAAATCGAGATTGCACAGGGTTGCATTGCAAATGGAATCAATACACTGTTCTATGTTATAAGCAAAAGAAAGGAACAGTTAAAGTTAAACATGGTAGAAGTTGAAATGATTGAAAGTGGAAAGATTGCATTGTGTTATATCACAGACAATATAGCTGATATTTCTGGAATGAACGAAAAGGTACAAAAGATTGAAGAGGAAATTCGTGAAGCTAGTAAAGAAGAGGATGAAGGTTTTCTTGATTTTCTGAAAGAAATTTTAAGTTAAGCCTTGACGAACAATAATTGAATATGGTATAATATGATAAACAAAACAGATAGGCTCTGCATATACTTGCGACTTATCTGTTTTGTGTATATTAAAACAAAGGAGCAAAGAACATGGATGTAAACATTGAGGTGTCTAACAGATTTGCTTCTTTTCTAACCGATTGGGACTATGAACAATACCTGTTGTTGGGTGGATACGGTAGTGGTAAAAGCTATCATGTAGCATTGAAGATTATATTAAAACTTCTGGAAGAAAAAAGAACAGCATTAGTAGTAAGACAAGTAAGAGAAACAATCAAGGAATCATGTTTCGCATTGTTTAAAGAAATCCTTGAAAAGATGGGGTTGTTATCAGATGAAGCAGTGAGATTTAACAACAGACCGAAGGGTGGAAAGGTTGTTGCAATTTCTAGCCCATTAGAAATCCGTTTTCCGAATGGTTCAAGAATCATATTCCGAGGAATGGATAATACGGAGAAAATCAAGTCCATTCATGGTGTCAGCATTGTTTGGATGGAAGAGTGTAGCGAAATCAGTTATGAAGCATATACCGAGTTGCTAGGGCGTATCAGAGAGCCTAAAGTGACGTTGCATTTTATAATGACAACAAACCCTGTTGGTAAGGAAAACTGGGTATACAATACATTTTTTGTGCATACGGATGAAAAGGGGAAAGAAAAAGTAATACAGAACCCAGAGGAATTTTACAGACGTAGAACATTGGTGAACAAAAAGAATGGCGTATATTATCATCATAGTTTACCAGATGATAATCCATTTTTGCCAGCGTCATACATTAAGCGTCTGGACAGTTTGAAACAAACAGACAAACAGTTGTGGGTTGTTGCAAGATTGGGAAGATTTGGTGCAAATGGAACAAGAGTATTACCAAACTTTATTATTGCAAAGCACTGTAAGGAGTTCAAGAACAAAGTGAACAGCATATCAGCACAATATCATTTCTTCGGACTTGACTTTGGTTTTGAAGAAAGTTACAATGCGCTTATCAGTTGTTGTGTGGATGATGCAAACAAAGTGCTGTACATTTATGATGAAGTGTACATGAATCAGATAACAGATGATAGATTCTCACAGAGACAAGATGTTCGTGCAGTAGCAGAGAGGGCAGGAAGGTGTGAGAAGCCAATCTGTGCAGACTCAGCAGAACCTAAAACAATTCAGTTTTACAGACAGCAAGGGTACAACATGTATGGAGCTAAAAAGTACATTGGAAGCCGTTTACAGAACACAAAGAAGATGAAACGATTTAACAAGATAGTTTGTTCCCCTAGATGTAAGAACACAATCCGAGAGTTGAAAGATCTTACATATAAGAAGGATTCAAGGGGAAACGCAATCTATGATGAGTTTAATATTGACCCACATACATTCTCTGCGTTATGGTATGCATTAGACACATATACAGTAGCAGATGTGAAGGAAATCAAAACAAACAGTAAAGCAGGATAATGTTTCATGTGAAACGTGGAAAGGAGAACAGAGAGAGAATGAACACATTGAGAAGTAAAACAAAGGAAGTAAAGAACATCAGAGATTTACAGAAACAGAGTTTGGAGAAATCAACAGATGATTACATGGTGGGGTTATATAATGGGTTAGAGATGGCAACAGCGATTCTGGAAGGAAGAGAGCCGGAGTTCCTAACCTGTGTAAAAGAACCACCAGTGATAGAGAATGAAGAAGAACAGACAGGACGAACAGTAGCAAATGGGATTCGTAGGAGGTAAGAAAATGTGCAAGAAATATTACTAGATACATACACAATAGCATTACCAATTATACTCAGCTATATAGTATGGTTGTTAAAACAAACAAACAAAAAGAGGGATGCAAACACAAGAGGAACAATGTTATTGTTAAGGGTTCAACTAATAGAATATCATGATAAGTATTGTGCTATAGGAATCATACCATCGTATGCCTACCAAAATTTTTGTGAAATGTTTGAAGCATACAGAGCGTTGGGTGGGAATGGAATGATTTTAAAGATGAAAAAGGAAGTCGACGAATTGGAAATAAGAAAGAAAGGATATGAACACTATGTTTAAAAACAATGTATTTAATGTATCAGTAGATACAAAAAAGTGGTTGAAGAAAGCGGGAGTAAGAGCAGTTAAAACAATGGCACAGACTTTTGTTGCAACAGTTGGAACGGCTACTGTTATGGGTGCAGTAGATTGGAAGATGGTACTTTCTGCTTCTGTTTTGGCTGGTGTTCTTTCCATAGCAACCAGTATTGCAGGATTACCAGAAGTAAAAGCAGAAGAGTAAAACAAACAGGAGAGATGAATATGAGTAATAGTGGATTGGTAAATTATATAAGAATTTCACCAAACAGAACAATTCCGAGAGATGGAACAATAAAGAACATTGTTATACACCATATGGCTGGAAACCTCACCGTTGAAACGTGTGGAAATGTGTTTGCACCAAGAAGTCGTCGGGCATCATCCAACTATGGTATTGGTTCAGATGGAAGAGTGGGGATGTACGTAGAAGAAAAAGACAGAGCATGGACAACAGGGAATCGGATAGACCACAGTTCTGTTACGATTGAGGTTGCAGACGATGTAATTGGAAATGGGTGGCATAGCTCAGACAAAGCAATGAATAAATTGGTTGAATTGTGTGCAGATATTTGTAGAAGAAATGGAATTGCAAGATTGAATTATACAGGTGGAAAATCTGGTAATTTATTGATGCACAAATGGTATCAAGCTACCGATTGCCCCGGTGCATATTTAGAAAGCAAGTTTCCTTGGATAGCAAGCGAGGTGAACAAAAAGTTGTCTGGAAATAAAGCAAAATGGGTGCATGACAATGTTGGTTGGTGGTATCGGAGAGCGGATGGAAGTTACCCGAAGTCACAATGGCTTTTGTTGGATTGTTATTATTATTTTAATGACAAAGGGTATGCACTGGCAAACGAGTGGCTTGATTATGGTGGTAACTGGTACTGGCTGAAAGATGATTGCAGAATGGCAACAGGATGGCAGTACATTGACAAACATTGGTATTATCTGAACCCGACAGGAACAAAGAACAAACCAATAGGTGCAATGTTAGATGGATGGAAGTACATTGATGGACAGTGGTACTACCTTAGAACAAAAGCAGATGGAGAGCATCCGCATGGTTCGATGGTTGAAGGTTCTGTCACAGATGGAGAATATGACTATTATTGCAGAGAAGCAGGAACAGACAAGAATTATCCGACAGGCAGTATGTTGATGGGATGGAGAAAGGTAACAGAAACAGCAGAAGATGAAACAAAGAAAACAAAATGGTTCTGGTATAACAAAGACAGCAATTGTCAGCCTATCGGAAGTATGTTAAAGAATCATTGGCTTACAACATCAAATGGCAAAAAGTATTACTTAAAAGATGATGGTGTTATGGCTTGTGATGAAACAATGACAATCAGTGGAAAGGAATATACATTTGATGCAAGTGGTGCATTAGTATAAGGAATTCGCGCGGAAGAGACAGGCCATCATGTTTTTCGT